CATTATCAGCTCTTCCTACTGTTAAATCAACCTCTCTGACGAGTACGCCTGGAGATAATTGAGGAGTCGCCATGTTTTTCTCCGTAAATCTCAGTTTATCTAAAAAATATTTATTAAAAAGATAATTTACGTGGGGGAAATCTGTGGTGAACTATTACCAATCTGGGTAATCATTTTCAAATGACAATTCTTGTTTTTTTCTGGAGTTAATTATTCTTTTTATTGTACATTCTTTACATTCATATGAATAAGAAGATGCCACAGGACCTCTATTTTTGCGTGTTCTATAGAATCCATCTATTAAATTTTTAATTTCATCGCAACTTCTACATTTCCTATCTGTCAACAACAAATGCCCCAAATTTATCTGCTTATCCAATTCCATTACATATATTCCCACATATAGGCACGATCTCCATACTCATCTACATACCATCTATCCCCATCTTGATCAGTAAAACTCATTTCGTCTGAACCATCACTAATAAATCCAAATGGAGACATATCTTGTTCAATTTGATTTTTTTGTTCTTCATATAATCTTTTTCTAACATCTTGGTCGGTAAGTTCTTTAAAATAATCTTGAGCAACTAGCCAAGCATAAATGACTAAGCACATCGCAAGGTCATCATTACACCCTTCTTCTGCCTCAAAGGAATTGTGTTTTTGGATAAATGTGGTGAGCTCTGCAATAATCTCATAATCATTTAGATATAACTTATCCTCCTCAATCATTGTCTTAAGATTGAGGCATCCAACTTTTTTGACAGTCTTTGACATCTTAACGCCAAGTTGAGTCTTCTTTCCAGAAAATCCTTGACCCACTATTTGTCCTGCCCTACCTCTCATAGAGCACATCAATAGATTATTATATTCCAAATCATATTGCAGAATACTTGCTACTTGGTCGCCAACATCATTAACTTCACATAAAATATATGAACTATTATAACTTTTTGCTATTTCATGAATAACACTTGGAAATAGCATTGGTTTGATTTCATTATTTCTATACTTTGCTACTACGCGATGAGGAAACTGTGTTATATCAATTACCGTGAATGCTGAGTAATCGTTTCCTACCCCTCTAGCAACGTCTACAGTCATTAAGTAATCGTGATCTTCAACTGGATCCACATAAACATCTAAACCCGCACTACGGGTCTTAGGGTGGTCATACACGAGGGTTCTGAGTTTTGATGGTGCAATCAGCGTATCAACGGATCCTAGAAACTCACATTCAAACTCGACCTTAAACTGCTGGTCACTGGTGTTTGCAATAGTCTGCTTCTTCCATTCTTCATCGCGTCCAGGAACTTCGCTCCAATGAACATCAGTAAAAATATATTCATTTTTTCCTTTCTCCGCATCGTGCCACATGCGGTAGAAATGGTTCATACCGTGAGGGGTAGAAACAATGATAACTTTTGTATTCTTACCTGAGGTAATTGTTGGGTAGACTGATGCAAAGAATGAATCCGCAATATGGTTTGGAACGAAAGCAAATTCGTCCAAAAATAGAATATTGAATGACATACCACGAACAGCAGATGCTGATGTAGATGCTGCTAAAATCTTAGATCCATTTTCCAATTCAAGGGATCCTTTGTTCCAAGATACAATGCCCTGCTGCATCCATTTTGGGAGGTTCTCATAAGCAGTCTGTAATCTATCCAACAGTTCTCTTGCAGTTGCTGCTTTGTTTGCAAGAATGCCGATATTTACATTATCATTAAAAACTGCATAGTGAAGCAAAAATGATACCACAGTCGTAGACTTACCAGTCTGACGTGGCATCTTGCAGATATTAAATCTATGTTGGTGGAAATTTTTAATTAATTTCTCTTGAAAATGATATGGTTTGAAGGTTTGCAAACCATGATCAAGAGTTACAATTTTTACATAATTATTGGCAAAATATACCGGATCTTCCTGACATTTTACAAACTCAAGAATTTGTTCTTGAGTAAATTCAATAGCAGTATTTGCTTTTTTTAATAAAGGATTACCAAGATAAACATCACTCATAAAAAACCTACTTATTAATTACAATTCCAACGGCGAAGTGCCTTATTAATTCTTGAATCTGGATCTCTTGCAGTTTCTGCTGATGTATTCTTCGCTTTGTGACCTTTCATCCTACTACAAAAAGACTTACGACGATCTGCTCTCTTACCACTTGGATTCTTTTCAGTTACTGCAGTTTGTAGTTTTGAGTCTGGATTTTCTTGACGATATTTTTTAACAGTTTCACGACTCATACCATCAGTCTTATCTTTGCGATTTGCTGATTGCCAATCTTCGCCAATTGTCCCATTGTTAAGAAGATAGTTTTTTGACTTGGAATTTACAACCTGAATTAACGGCATTCCTGGTTGAATACCTGAGGCATTAAATTGCAAAACCTGTGCCCCAGGATATACTTTTTGAATTTCGGTGGTCACATCTTTTTTAGAAGGCATTGATGCTTGTGGGAAGAACATTCTAATGGAGTATGTTTTTGCTCTCCAGGAAAGAACCACTGCAATAATATTTCCATTTTCTGCTTGAAGACGAGTTGTCTCATCAATACTATTATTTGCCATGAAAGTGCTTTTGGGAGATTTAATCGGATCTGGTGTAATCAGATCAAAAATTTCTGCCTGTAAGTTTCCATTTGCATCTTCAATGGTTACATCTTCATTTTTGGTCTTATTTCCCCAGTTTGCAGCACCAACTTTACGACATTTTACAAGTGCTCCTGATGCATATGCACTTGGCCAAACTTTATACCTAGATTTTACTTTTTCTTTACATGCATCTTCATCGACAAATTCTTCTGTTGCAACATTTATTGCCTTACCAACTCTCTCTGGATTTGGATCTTCTTTTCTTTTACGTCTTGCTGCTCTCTCTTCCTCCTCCGGAGACATTTCTGCCGCCATTTTAGAACTACCACATTTTGGTTTAGTGGTTTGACCTGGTTGTTTTGCACAGGGAGCACCTGCATATTCTCCGCCTAATTGGACCCATCCTGGTACTTTTTTTCCAGTTTTTGGATCAGTTCCACTTGATTTTCTAAACCAATCCCCTAAGTCATCATCACCAGATGTTGATGCTTCTTGAAGTTCTCTAAGAATTTTATCAACTAGTTTTTCTTCTTTTAGTTTTGGCAAAGAAACTGCTGCTGCCCTTTTCTTTTGAAGTTTTATTGCTATAGGTCCAAGTTGTTGGGCAGCAGGAGGAGTTAATGCCCCTGCTCCAGTAGATCTTTTAACTTGGCTTTCAGATCCTTTTAATATACCTTTTCTTACTGTTATTTGTTCCTCCATTTCTCCACCATCAATATAATCTGCTGCCGTATCAATATAATCTGCGGCTTTAGTAATTTTAGATTGAACCCATGCTTCCAAACTACCCTCACCTTTACCAACCTTTTTCTTGATTCTCTCTGCTGCCTTTACCAAAGTATCAAGTTCTGAACGTGCCATGGAATATTCTTGATCTTTTACTGAAACTTTATCCCACGCTTTTCCACCATAAGAGCATTCTGAACGTCCCTCTCTTTTATCACAAAGAGGGCAATATCTTTGCTCTTCGCTAGATTCTTTTACATCTTTAAACTTCTTATGTTCTTTTTTTGCAGATGCTTCCATTTTCTTTAAACGAGTATAATAGTCTGGGATTTCATCTAAATGTTGGAGAGCAATATCCATTGCAAGTTCATGGTCTTTAGTATGCTCATGCTCAATTGGTTCTCCCATATCCAATTGTTTTTGAATGAAAGAAACATCAAGACGATGCTTCTTTGCAATCTGCTCAACTGTTTTATGAGATTTCAACTTTGGCATTGAATTGTACTAAACCTTTTTATATTTATTAACCTGGATTATCTTGAGACTGTTGTTTCAAAAGTTTTGCCAATTCTGCGGTAGATCCTACAAACAATGCATTATTTACAGTAGTTGGACCTTTACTAGATCTTTCCTCTTCTATGTCTTTAAGTTTCTTTTGTAAGTCCATTAATTTGTCAGTTGCATCTGCAACGTTTTTAATTAACTGACCAGCAACTTCGTATGCACGAGGCATTTCACTTTCTTGAGCAAGTTCAAGAATGCCATTAATTGCTTCTTGACCCTTTTCTATGAGAGAATATAAATTTCCCCTAGTGTAATCATAATCTTTTTTTATATCATCGACTACAGATGCAACTTTTTCAATTTTTTCTATAACTGCTTCAGTATCAACTGGAACAATATCTGTACTTGTATTAAAGGTCTCATTCAACTTATCGAATTTTTTTGTCATTTTCATAACTATAAAGTTGTACCACTAAATCCAAAATCATCACCTTCTTCAACTAAAAGATCATCTGCTGTAGTTATTGATTTTACTTCTGCACCAGATAAGTGGGAAGTTATTTTTGTATTGTCTCTTCCCCTATCCACAGTTAGTGTATTTCCATTTTTTAATCTAACATACAATTCTTCTCCCTCAAGATCCAGATAGGTATTGATTGAAATACCACTTGCATCATTTACAGTTACTAAAATATCTTCTGTGGCAATATCTTTTGTCAAGTTTGTAAGAACTGTTCCCGTATAATTTTTGATAGCTCTTGGTGTGGAAGAATAAACAACATTTCTTGTTGGAGTATCCGTGGATTCTCCGGTAATATAACTGATAGTAGTTTTTTTGATGATATCTTTGGTTGCAGTCGATATAGGACCAAATAGATATGTTTTTGCAGTAAATCTTAGTGTATAAACTAAAACTCTTCTGTTTGCAAAATTGCCTTCATAATCATCTTGCATTATAATATTTTCTAAAATTATTGGTATATCTTTCTTTTCATTAATAGAATCTACCAATTCAACAGTTATATTGTAAGATGGTTGAAAATATGGCAATATCTGTTCTGTTATTTGTAGTGCATCATCGTTCAATTTTGCCATAATTGAAAGTTCAAACTGCAAATTATATGGAACTGGCATGTATGATTTTCTTATGATAGAACCATCTATAGAATCCTTTACAGTAAATGACTGAGTTGTTGAAACTTTTCTGGAAGTATCATAAGTTAGTCCCGTAAGTTCAAATGACATTCTTGGCAATGTCATTTGAATTGGTTTGCTCAAATCTGGAGATTGTTCCAATCTTGCCAAAAACTTTTGAGTTGGACCATAAGCAAGTGGCACTTTAATAACACTGGATACATTTCCATTAGAATCAAAATGTTTGATTGTAATGTTATTGAATAAAGATCCAAAAGCTATAACAGTTTTTCTTAATATTTCGTGATAAAAATACTCAAACATCTTTCTAATATCTAATGTTAGTTTTTATGTATAATAAGATCTATTTATGGCATACCAAATGGATTAATTTCTGAGAAATCAACAATCTTAATAGATTCTATTTCAATATCAGTATTGTCGGAATAACCATCATCAACAACATCGGTATTCACCATTCTCAATTCATAGGAAGATGATGATGCCGTTCCAACTATACTTTCACCAACAACAAATTCACCACTCACTGTGGCAACTTCTAACTTTTTGGTGACAGAATTCCATGAACGAACTCTTGCTGTTGTTCCACTAGTGGATCCTGTTACTATCTCATTAAATTTGTATGTTCCAATTCCTGACATATATGGGGAGGAAATGGTTATTATCGGTGTTTCTGTATATCCAAGTCCAGAATTTATTATTTGAATAGATGTAATTGACCCTGCATCATTTATGATTGCAGTTGCCGCAGCAGAGACTGAAGATACTCCGGTAAAAGTTATTGTAGGGGAAGATGTATAACCAGAACCAGCATTTGAAATTGTAATATTGCCAATAATTCCATCTCCTATAGTTGCTGTTGCTGCAGCACCGGAACCACCACCACCAATAAATCTAACCCCAGGTGCTATTGTATATCCATATCCAGCATTTGTTAATCTAACTGCCTGAACTGATTTTGCTAATGGATTGACATTATTATTACATGCAACAATTCCACCAATCATAACCGCTGTTGCAATTCCGGTAAAACCTCCAGATGGTGCAGATGATATTCCAACTCTAGGAGTACTGGTATATCCACCTCCCCTATTTGACACAGTAATAAATCTTATTCCACCATTTTCTAAAGTGGTGGTGGCAGTTGCAGTTATACCAATACCAATCATAGTAAGTGTTTGTATTGGACCCACTGCAACAAATCCAGAATCCAAGTCTGTTCCTATTCCGGAAAGGACATCATCTATTTCTTCAATACCAGTGTCGATAACTTCATCTTCATATCTGAATAGTTCACATCTTAATTCATAAGTGTAATTTCCTTGCAATTGATAAAAAGGTTTTTCATGCTCCACGTACTTTATTTCAAATAACCTATCTCCAAGAGGAAAATAAATTAGATCTCCCTCCTTTGGTCTTGATGATAATTTTATATTACTTTTATTTTTTATAAGTGGGGAAATATAATTTGAAAATCTTTCTGTAGAAATAGTTAAAACTATTTCATTCAATGCTTGTATTCCAAATTTTGACAAAATAGTTGAATTATCTGCATAACCTTCATAACTATTCACATATGCTTCTATTGGGTATGCAGAATCGAAGGCAGATTCTATAACTTCTTTTATGACTTTCTTTTCAGTTACAAATCTCCTTGGCAAGTAATGTACTTCTACACCATACATCCTCAATTGTTCATTAATTAAATCTTGTATTAATCCTTGCTCTAGTGGAGTTCCTTGTTGAAAAAAAGGATTTAGCATTTTATTTAACCTATCATGTCAAAGGGTGGCAGTTCATAATTATTTGACATTTTTTCCATCAAGATATCTATCTCCCTTTGTGCGTCATCATATATTTGTCTTCCATTTAACTCAACTCCTCCCGGAAGTTTAACTCCTTGAAATTTTATGAGATTTTGACCCCATTGTCGTTTAATCAGGGAGGTTAGGTATGGTTTTAAAAATGAATCATTCCAAACCCTAGAGTAGTCATTTGGGTCTAGAGTGGAGTAGCAATCAATAATTATATAATCATCAACTCTAATGGAAGCCCAGTCTATATCTAAGTATAATCTATCCTGCCTCTTATTAAATCGTATTTGCTTTTGTGTGGTTAATAAGAAATTGATATCTTCCAAATAAGTTTTGACCATAGCATAACTCAATAATTCTGTAGTTCCCCAGTAATAAATATCATTTAAAAATAATTGATATTTCACACTAAACATATTACTGGTAATGGAGTTTGATCCATCAAAGTGAAATATTTTGGTTACGCCAATTACTGAGGGTGGAACTTGTAAGTAATTGCTATTTTCTTCATATGTAAAAGTAGTTGTATCTCCTACAATATTTGTGGTTGCAGTTGTTGTTGCTATTCCTACTGCTACGTTATTACCTCTAGATCTTCCTCTATCAATATCATTTTGGGTTATTTTATATTTGTAAAAAGTTTGATATACGCCATCAAAGTGTCTTTCTTGGAAGAATTGAACTGCATCGTCAACTAAATCATCTATTTGTTCATCCGCAACATTAATTTCTAAAACCGGCGCCCCCAGTTTCCTTTTACAGTAATCTATTAATTCTTGTCTGGTGGTAGGTTGCGACATATCTAGTTTTGTTCTTAAAAATATTTATAGAATACCAGATGTGCCCATCTGAATTATAACCTCTTGCTGTTTCATATACAATTTCATATATGCTTTTGAAATCTGTCTCAGTGATTCAATATCTTCTATTGAATCTATTTCTAAACATGCTTTTGCATATTCAAAATTTTTTGCTAGATTCTCCAATTCTATATCATTTGGGTTCATTTATAAAACTCCTTAACATGGATTTAATCTCATCGAGATCATTTTTTATGTTAGTAACATCAGATTCTAATGTCTCCAGTTTTTTATACTCCTCATCTTTTAGTTTTTTTCTAGAAACATATTCCTGATATTCTGCCATATTTGTATTAACAATTGAATTTGTATTGGGGTCACGAAATAGACCATCATGACCCTTCACTTTTATATAATTCATATTATGCAAGAGAAATCACTCTTAAATTTCTTATTCTTGGAACAAAAACTTGATTTGTTGATGTTCCTAGTAATTTAATTCTGTAATTTCTAAATGATGGCAAGTTATCAGCTGTAAACACGTATTCTTTAAAGTCATTATCATTTAAAATGTATTCTAGAGAACTCGTTGGAGTTACAAATGAATCCGATTTTCCATTACTATTTTCTATAGAAATGATTTGAGATTTTTCATTTAGATTGTCATATCCTGGGAAGGGAGTGAATATTGGTGAAAATCCTGGATTTTCTCCTATGGAATAGAAAGCACGTATGTCAGAGTAAGAATTTATGTGTGCTTCTAAAATAATTTTAAGTGAAGTTGATGAATTTTCCAAATTTATTTCTTTGGAAATATACTGGAAAGCAGTTGGATCATCTGAAATTGTATTAACTCTGCTATCGGTTGCATAGTCACTAATAACACTATTAACTAGACTTGAAGCAAATTGTACACTTATTCTCTGTGTTTCTATTACTGGAGAGAGATATGGTGTTGTCGTACCTAATGTAAGTCTTAAAGTTAAAGACTTATTTTCTGGCAAATTCACTAAATTATCTTCATTAACTTTAGAGCAAATAATTCTTGGTGAAGAAAGATAGTTATTTTGTCTTATTGTGACAGGTTCAAATCCATTATCAATAAATGGTATTTCATTTCCACTCATGCTCTTTCCAGTGACAGTTCTCAATTCTGCACCCAATGAAGTTCCTTTTACTGTAACATTATGAACATTTGGTAAAATAATTTCATAAGGAATGTTTTGAGATGCTCTTATGTTAAAACCACCAGATGATTTGGTTAGATCTTGATATAGATTGCTAAAACCTATGCCAGTCGTTCTATCTACACCATCTGAGGACATGTCTAACTTAATATGATAATAGTCAAATCCATATGGATTTTCTAATGTTACGTTACTTAAATCGTGAATTTTATTAATTCTTCTAAGAGAAACATTATTAATTTCATATTTATAAACCATAGATGATGCGTCATGAGTCACTGCAACAGCATTTGGGCCATATGGTAAACCTCTAACGATATCTCCACTAATAGTATTCCCAACAACAGAAGTATATTCTATCACCTCATTTCCTATTAGCAGATATCCTGGATTTGTTGTTCCGACGCCGACCCCCTCAAAAGTTGTGAATTGTGTTGCATCATCTACAGTTATTTGTCCGGTTGAATCTGATGGGTATGTAACGGATAATTTGGATGGTTTTACATCAGATTCTACTCCAGATATCTTAACAAGATTATTGTCAAAATACATTCCATGATTTTTGTGATTTACTCTTATATGTAATCCGTCACTTTCTATATTGATATTACTTGCAAGAATATTTCCACCTAGAGATGCATTTAAATTTGTTGTAATTCCGGAACTATTAATATATCTAATAGTCTTTCCTACACCAGTTTCAAATTCTCCCTGAATATTATCAATAATAATCTGATTCGTATTTCCTATCGAAACAATAGTTAACCTTGCATCTTTACCAACAGGTGAATTGCCAATACTACTAATCCCCAAAACATCACCTGCCTGATATCCACTTCCCCCACTAACAATTGTTGCTGCAGCAGCTACTCCATTTGAAATTGTTATATTTGCAGTAGCTCCTGTACCTTTACCGGTAATAGTGGTTAAATCTACCGCATTGAATGTATATCCACCAGCACCAGAACTTGGTGTATATCCAATACCAGAATTGCTTATAGAAAGAGTTCCAGTTGCACTTCCAGCACTTCCAACATAATTTCCTCTTCCAGTGGTATTTGCTTGAATTATGGTATTTCCAAGTTTTATTCCAGAGTCTGAAATGGTTGAAGAAAGACTTACTCTAATTTTTTTAGAATTGAATTGTAAAGAATTTGGAATAAGGTTTGCAATCTGATTATTGCCCTCGGATAACTCTGGGTTATAAAAATCTATAGAACCATTTTCAATAAAGTCTGCCCTGTATAAAGTAAATTTGAGGTCTTCCCACTGACTTGCTTCCCATGTAGAAGCATTTTGTGACTTAAATAGTGAACCTAGATATGGTTGATTGGATATAAATGTTTGTGTTAGTAAATCATTTTCACCTATTCTGGATATATAAACACTATATTTTGTGGAATTTGATGCGAGACAGATGCAATATTCACCACCTCCTTCCAAATAAATAGGTGCTTTAAATGTTACTCTAGTTGATACAGATCCATCTCCAGATACATTCACCTGATCTGGATTTAGTATAATTTCTGATAGTGGTAAAACATTTTGGGTGGGGAATCCACCCTTCATGGTTCTTAACTGAAAAGTAACAGGAATATCCGTATCATCTTTTGTTTTAAAGAATACGTCGCAACTAGTTAAGAAAACACCATCTTCGTTATCGATCAAGAATGATTGTGCTAATGGGTCATACCATCCTATAAATTGTTGAGTTCTTGTTTGAGATATGACTCTACTATTTACTACTTGAGTGCCTGTTGTTCGCGAAACTGCCCTTTCTTGAAATTCTTGTTTATTTTCAACTCTGGCGTTTCTTATTGAAATAATATTCTCTTGAACAGTTTCGATGGTTCCACTGGAAGTAAATGATTCTTCCGCAACAGTAGATGCTGAATTTTGATCATTTGTGCTACTGTTTACCAAAGTAAAAGTTCTTGTTCCAGATTCAAATCTTGGATGAATATTTAAATTTGGATTTGGAATATAAAAACTTCCAATTAAAGTTGCAGACAAGTCAGACACTAATCTAAGATTTGAAATTCTTGCTTGTGCTTTACTAGTATTTCCCACTAAAATCATTCCATTTTCAACCCATCCACCAAATTCTCCTTGAGTTGAGTTTGCGATAGAGAATGTATCTACGTTTAATATTGTTGATGTTGATGAATATGTTGAGGGAAGAACCTGCGAATTATATGGATTTCTAGAGTATGTTGTAGATGGGGAATCATATGGACCTTCTTTATGGTTAGTTTGTGCAACTCTAAAAGTTATCTTTGCAGATACATTTTGACCTGAACTGGATCCTTGAATGTATCCAGTAACTTTTTCTCCAACTTGAAATGTGCCAGATGACATAGTAATTTCAAGAAGTTTGGGAACGCAGTATTTTGTCACGTCCCTTCCATCAAAAAATGCATAAATTTGGGTGAGTGGTTTGAGTTTTTTAGAAATAAATTGAATATTTCTAGATCTCATATATGGAATAATATCCCTACTTACAACTCTATCTCCAACAGATGTATTATCAAATTGCTCAGTAACTACTGTTCTAGTTCCAGTTCTGGTATCCACGCCAGTTTGTTTTACTTCTCGTAACGTGTCTTCGATAACTGAAGTTGTTGTATTCCATCCCCACCACCACCAATCCCAACCCCACCTGTTGTCAACTTCTGTCCTAGTTCTCGTTCTTGTGGTTACTTCTGTTCCCGTCCAATTTGTTGTCCATGCATTCCAAACAGTTGGTGCAAAACCAGTTTGTGGATCGACATTTAATGTTCTAGAAGCATTTGCAAGTGTTTCTGCATAATTACCTTCAGCATTAATAATCTTCGCTTCAATTCTAACAGTATCCATCCAAGTATCTGAGGCTGGAGTAAGTTCAACAGTTCCCTGCCAAAAACTAATAAGGAATGGTGTTACACTTTCCGATCTTGTTGCAAAAGATTGTTTTAACCATTCAACCTCTGCATAATCTAAGGTTATAATATCACCAGTTTTTCTAATGTTAAGTCCATCTGGATTTTCAAATGCTAAATCTGCTGTAGATGTATTTACTGAAGAATATCCAGGTTTTAAATCTATCGAAGTTGAATAAGCTTTTGGACGCAATTCTTTAAATGTAATATCAATTGAATTCTTAATTTCAGAACTTGTTTCTTGTGCCAAATAAGATGTAAAATTATCTACAAAAAATCCAGATTTAAATCTGTTGAAACCACCAGAATCAGATATAAACAAGTTTGAAGTATTTGTCTCTAATAAAGAAAGTGAAGTATAATACTCAAGATTTTTAATTCTAGTTTCAAGATTTTTTATATCACTCATTCTATATCTTTTGTGCTCTAAAAATCTTATAGAAGCTTGATTTGTAGAATATAGATATGGTGGTAAAGAAATTGTTGCTATTTCTAAGCAATCATCTACTGATACTGGACTTTCTGGTCTTTCTGCAGGTGTTCCATACTTTATTTGAAACTTTCCATCTTTGGATAAGTAAATTTTATCAACTCTACCCAAATAGAATGAGAATGATGTAATTAAAGTTTCATCGGAAGATAAAATATTATTTGATGAATTTGCAACGGAATCAAAGGTTCTTCCATAAAATTCTAAAGGAGAACGTGAACCTTCTGAAACTGCATATTGATTAACTGTGGGTCTAATGTCAATAATATCAGTGTTCCTAATCCCATTTACTGACCCAATATCCTGACTATAATCGAAAGAATTATATGAATTTACAGTTGTAATATCGCCATCATCAGTTGACTCATAATATCCATTAGAAAAGTATACTTTTAGTTTTTTAGATGGTTCATTTGTATTACTTTTTCTAATCAAATATCCATAATCATAAAAACTTCCAGTTTGACCTCTGTTAAAGGTATAATTGAATGAGATGTCAAAACTTGGGTCATCTAAAGTTAATATTTGTGCTTGGATGTTTGACTCAGAGAAAGTAATTGTCTCTCCTTCATTAAATCTATTTTGATTTTTATATATTAGAGATATTTGTGATGAAGTTAATTTTTCAGCAACAATAGATATAGCACCACTAGTTGTTCCAGAAATTTCTTCTCCAACTATTAATTCTGAAGTAGTGGAAGATGAACTAGTAATAGAAGCAAGAACTGCTTTGGGTGCCGAAGGATTTGATGTATCTTCTGATTCATAAATGCCATGAATTTCTACAATGTCAGGAAGATTCAGGCATATATTTTCATCTTGAACTCTAGTTCCATAGGGATAGTTGCCATATACTAATCCATCATTTAAAGTAGTTCCCCCAATCCCAGAACCTTCATACTTTGAATTTGAAATAAGTATAGAATTTACTCTATTTTTTCTCTTAACCTTTGCTTTTGGTTTTATTTTTTGTAAAGTTGTCACCAAAGTGGCATTTGTATTATTAGAACCAAGATTATAAATTTGTAATTCTGTTCCACCTGAAGTAAATTCAAATTTGTCCGAAGTTAAAACCTCAGTAGTTCCATCAGATCTAACTAAAGAATATCTTTTTTCTGTAAAGGGTAAGAAAGTCTCATTTGTACCAGAGGTTACTAGTGCAGAAAGTTTGTTACTAGAAATATTAACAGTAAATATTTTTCTTACAATGAGTGTGGAATTTGAGACATCAACATTGGATATATTATTTTTTGGAAGTTTTGTGTATAACGTATTATCCGATGATTTTTCTAAATCTGTTTTAAGAACAGCAAAATCAGTTACATTTAAAGGAGATGTTGGTAAAGATCCGTCTACTATTCCACTTACTGAGGTTACGCCAATTATAGAAATGGTTGATGCTCCTACACCTATTACTTTTGCTACAACTGGAACAATTTTTGTTGTATCCGAGTACCTAACTAAATTCCCAACTTTAACAATATTACCGGGAAAAAGATTGCTAGCACTTCTTACTGTGCTTATTCCACTTGATACCACACTTATTGAGGCAATCCCAACACCAAAACCAATTGATTGTATGGTATCTGCAGAAAAAGTAGATGCTGCACTTACTTTGCCGTAAACTGATTTTACATCGGAGATGCCATATGTTGTGACTGAAATTCCAACTAACCCAGAATCAATTCCATCAAAAGAAAATGATTCAAATGGAATGAAAGTGCCTTTTACATCATATAGAGTCAAAGCTGTGCCTACAGTAACACTATCCTTTAAAAATGCTGTTGCTCCACTATTATTTCCTTTGATGAAAGTTGGAGTTGAGATAGTGACGGGATTATTTAAAGTGATATTTGTAAAAGTTTGAATATCAAATAATGAAATATTCCATTCATTTAAATTCGAATTTGATGCACTATACGAACCAGAGTTTAACCAAAAATCATAAACTCTAGCAAGACCTATTTCCTTTCCAGAACTTACTGCACCTGAAGAATTTACCCTCTCATCTCTTAAACTCAAAACAAAAGTATTTCCTAAACCAACAGGAGCAGAACCATAAATTCGGTTTAGTTTTAAAGTTGAACCAGTATTATATGCTATCGATTGGTTTTCTAAAGTCTGTGTTGTTCTTGTCTTATTTACATCTAAAAATGTAGTAGAGATTGTTTCTATCTCATAACCCCTAACGAATGCTTTTCCTGGAGATATTTTATAAACCCCTTTACTTTCACTCGGAGTTTCTCCACCAAAGGTAATTTGATTTTTATTATATATTCCATCATTTCCTTTTTGATTATTTAAAGATTCTTTTAGAGAAACGTCAAATGGAGAAACTAGATAATCTCCTGATTCTGCATAAGTTCTTCTTGCCAATTCATCTCTCAAAAACGCATACTTATCATCTTCTGTCTTTGAACGAAGGTTGCCATCAACAATAGTGGCAAGTTCCACAAAATTGCCATCATCAAAATCTGTTAATGATTTTTTGAACAAATATGTCGATATTTTTAACCTATCTGCTCCTGGAGCAGCATAATTATTAAATCCCTGAGAGTTATCATTCAGGGTTTCGTCTGTATTAGAATTTACTATTTGTTCATCAACATAGAGACCAACTCTATAGTTTGGTTTATTCGTATATTGATCGAGTATTAAAGTCTCAGTTTTTACATTGACAAACTGACCTCTTATAAAATAAACACCTTCCGAAATATTAAAACTCGATCCTACAGCAGAATTATTAGTAGAAATTGTTGAAGCAAAAGGTTCTCCTACTGCAATAGAAGTATTTCCGAGAAGACCTGATGCAATTATGATATTTGAAGTTAATAACTCTCCGTCAGAAAATTGTTGAGTGGAATTATTTTGAGTACTAGAACTCAAATAGTTTATGTATAAGGTAAGATTTCCTCTTTCTGAGTCCTGCGGCAATAATACTTTATCAACTACAGCAGTAACACCTGATGTTTGTCCGGTTATTTTTGCACCAATAAGTTGATCAATATATGCAGCAACTGGCACTCCTAGATAATTATTTTCCAATTGTACACAGTAGTACAATTGACTATATCCAGTATTTCCGGGTATTACTTTTGCACCTTCTTTGAAAAAATGTTGACCAAATTTTTCAATTTGATTTTGTAATATTGATTGGAGAGTGGTTAATTCTCTGGCTTGAACTGGATATCCGGGTTTAAAAAGAACCCTATGGTAATCATTATTTGGATTAAAGTCATCAAAATATGGTGCTACGTTTAGGTTAGTTTTCTGAGACATAATTCGTTAAAACTGCAAAATGACTTTAATATCTTCTTTTTGATTTGATGATCTAGTTATTGCCGGTCTATTATCAACGTAGATAATATTTCCGGAATATTTTTTTACTTCTGGAGAGGAAATTCCATTTGTAAAAGTTTGTCCTAGGTAATATGTTCTATTATTTATTGTAGTAGATATGCCTGTAAAGGTTGTATCTATAGATAAAGTTCCACCAGAGTTTCCAGATATAACTAAATTTCCCCCAGTAGATGGGGAACTTGTAAATTTATTAAGACTAAATCCATAAGTTGGATTAGTTTGTGCAGTTCCTACGGTATTAAAACCAGATAAATTTCTATCTTGCCAATATTTTAAAACACCAGTTGTTGAATTATAACTAACAACTCTACCGACAGCAGTTGTTCCGGTAGATATAGTCTGTGTTATATAAGAATCATATGCAAAATTTGAACTACTATATCCAATTCCTGTCAACCTTATGGCGTAAACGGAACTGGCTTTGTCCGAGGTTAAAATAGTACCCGTAGTTACTTCTGGATTTTCTACTATTCCAATTCTAGCAATTTGATTTCCAGTAATAAAATCTGGGTTTTCATTATCATTTTCAATTCTGGAGTATGTTAAGACATTAAATGCACCAAGCTCCCTATAAATGTCGTAACCATGACCACCTTTTGGGGAAATGATGACATCAAAAGATGGAAGTGTGTCGCCTGTCGGGAAATTTCCTCCAGATAAATCAACACTGCCAAATGTATATCCAAGACCTTGATTTGAAACGGTTATTGTACTTACCTCACCATTCTCATCAACCACAATTGTGCATGTAGATCCAGTGCCATTTCCTCTAATTGGAACATTAAGATAAGTATTTGCCTCCCCAAGTCCACTTCCTCTATTTGTAATTATTACAGTCTTTATAGAACCATCCACCGCATTGTTTCTTATCAATGTAGAATCTGCAGATGTTGACCAATTTTTTGGAACGGGGATAAAATCGGAGGTTTCAAATTTTATAACATCTACAGGTTTTGTTGTATAGAGATATTTCCAAATATATCCATCTCCACTATCTCCAGCTGCTCTCGGTTCCAAGTCAGTAAAAAGAGGTTCATCCAATGATGGTCCACCACCTGGGGTGTCTGGATTTGAATTGTTATTCAAACAAATATAAACTCGATACTCGCTATTAATTACAAAATAAGAAGAAGAGTATAGATTAGTTGCTCCAGAAACTTTAGATATATTTGTTCTACTATAATCATGCCTATACATATCATAAATTGTTCCGGAAGTCCAAACCCTCTTTGGAACAACTTGACGAATATCATCAGAATTTATTTTTTTCAGAGCAATCATTGTGTCCCAATAATCATCTTCTTGGGTAAAATTATCCTTAGGAACAGGTGGAGACTCATCCCAATCTGTTTGGTAATCATATGGATTTGGTAATCCAATGAATGCATAATATGAATTCTGTTCTGAGGAAACTTTCTCTACGAAATTCTTAGCATTTAATATTCTAAGTTGATCAGTTACAATTGCGGACATTTTTTTGGTTTTTTATTTATTTATTAGTCATATACCATAGTTATAATATTTGAGGGGGTTAGTTCTCATTATCATAGTTCCAGTCGATATTCCAGAAAAACCGGACCTTGTATAGGAGTTATATTCATTGTCTTTTGTTCTGGTTTTTAATGTAATTTTACCCCAACTATATTCTGCAAACAAAGAACTGTGTCCTAGTCCACTTAAACCATTATATCTAGATACACTAACAGTAACTCTGGCAACATAGGTTACTCCCAATCCTGGTACTGCAGTTTGTGCCAATGAAACGCTTGCAACCCTATAAATGTTATTTAATCCAGTAGTCCCTATACCAATAATCTGCCTGTTTTCATCTAAAGAGGTCACTCCATTACCAACTCTAGAATTATATACTGCAAAATAATAACCAGTTTGTATACCACTAATTGTAGTTACTCCAGTCATTGAAGTTGATGCAATACCAACAACCCTAAGAATGGAATCATTTGGTATAGCAAAATCAAAAACAATACCAGTAGAAGCAACACCAACTGAAGTTGTTGAAATTCCGGAAATAATTCCAAAATCTCCTTCATATTGAGTAACAGTATTAGTTTCAGACTCAAATGATGGTGGAGAAATTAAAACAATGGGTGGATTAACCTGGGAATATTCTGTTCCAGGACCTGTTATTGTTATTGATGTAACAATTCCGGAAGAAATGGAAGCAGTTGCTTCTGCCCTACATGTAGTTCCAAACCCAATTGGATTTTGGATAACAACATCAGGAACTGAAAGATATCCAAATCCCCCTGTAGAAATTGCTATAGAACTTATTGTACCCGCTACAGAAACAACCGCAGTGGCAAACGCATTTCTTTTCGTTTCTTGTGGAATAAATGTTATTTGTTTTTGGAAATTTAAAAATTCATCTTGGAATGCTGGAATTGTGGATTTGTTCTCATTAACCGGATTAAAAATGGGTTTTAAATTGTCAACAAAGATTATAGTAGAACCTATTCCAACAGATCTTATTAAATATGCTGATGGATTAATAATTGGTTCATATAACATCCTATCTTTTGAAACTTCTTGTTCATCAATAATCTTATCTTCAGTTTGTCTGCACCAAGTAATTGGTCTAGTTAATGTTTCATCTTTGGTATTTCCTGGTCCATAATATGGATTTGTTGATACTAAGTCTGATGCCAAAATTGCATCAACGACTCTTTCATCTTCTTGAAGACCATATGATTGATTTAGGGTGGAATCAAATCCTATTGTTAGTCCATCTCCAGGTTTAACTGTTTCTAGTATGTTTTTGTAAACAACATCAACAGAAGCAGTCCCTTTGTAGAATAATATTTTGCAAGAATCACCTGTATTTGGAATTTCTAAAACGGGTGGTTTTGGTGGTTCCGTAAAGAAGATGTTACTGCCACCATTAAAAATGTAACCTTTTCCTGGTTCTTGTAAAACATCATTTATAAAGACTAGTAGCAATTCCTGGGGATTGATGTTAGAACCTCTTGCAGATCTAATTGAAATCAATTCTCCAAAATATTTGAGTGGAAATGAAACTCTTTCACCATCAAACAAATCAGAAATTTCATCAAGTATTTGTAGTTCCCCAAAAGCCCACCCTGTAAATGTGTCATCAAAAACTTCTTGTATTGATATTTGGAACTCTTTGAATGAAGATGTTGTTGGGATGCCCGTTAGTCCCCCTATAGGTACAGTTAATGTTTGACCTGCTCTATAATTGTATCCGGTGTTTTTTATCTCAAAATCAATGATACTAGATCCTTGCCCAACAACTATATCAATTGAAGCTGCTGTTCCAACTCCAGAAATAGAAGATGAACTATAAACTAAAGGAACATCCGAGTATGATAGGGGATCATCAAGTATAACTTCTGGGGGATTTGTTCTCGTATATCCAGTGGAGACTTTTGTTATCGTAACAGATTCTGAAATTTTTCCTCTTATAACCGTAGTAAATCCAATATGAGTTACTGCAGAGTTTTCTGAAGAAGTGCTAGAAATTCCAACATTTACTATTCCGACTTGTGGATTTGAAATTTTAATATTTACTGGAGTTCCAACTGGTATTTGCTTAGAACTTGTACTTCCTGTACCAATTCTCACAAAAGATGATCCTACAGACACTATATTTGTAGAGAAGATAAATGTACCAACTCCAATAGAGCAATTTGAACCAGTATTAAGTAAGTTTAGTAATCCAAAAATACTATTTTCATTCTTAATGAAAATCGTAGTTGAACCTACACCAACTATTGACGAAATACTTGTTGGAATGTCATAATAAGAACTTGCTCTATATCCAGAACCAGTGTTTCCTATTGAAATTGATTGAATTGTTCCTGCCAAAGAAACAATTGCAGTACCACCAGCGGAAACTAAAGGTTGATATCCAAGACCTTCTGTAGATCCAACAGAAACTATAGTACCGCCCTTTGGCAGTCCTGAGGAATTTGGAACAGAAGATGCTGACCCTATAAAAGTAATAGATGTTATTCCACTTGTTTCCGAAAGAGTGAAATTTACACCATTTCTTGCATTCTCTAAATCACCAGATAAACCTCTTGCTTGAACTATATCATTAATTAATACTAGGGCCCCCTCCTCAGAAATTCCCGTAATATTTGATTGGGAAGATCTTAATGTAAAAGTTGAGGTTATTCCATTAAATCCTGTTGCTATATCATCAAAAATATAATTTTTGGAATAAGTGTCATTTGATGAACCTTGTATTCCAGATCTCATAAAACATCTACCGGAAAAACTAGAACCTGTCGATATTCCAACCCAATCTTGTTCGTCTGGGGGACTTGTTGAATATGTTTGTGGAACATTTCCATAGGGTGCAGCCGCAAAACTCAGATTATTATCAACGATATTGTAAGACCCAACTACCTTATTGACTAATGAACCTACAGAATGGTTTGCAATATCTGTTCCCATCCAAGATCTTCTAACAGTAATTACATTATTTTTTTGAATAGAACTGACACGCATAACCTCATCGTTGATTTCTATTAAATCTCCACCATAGAAAGATGTTGAATCGTTTAATACAATACTTTCATCAGTTAAAAATACTGCAGATGTCAACGATGCAGTTAGTCCGGTTGCTACTATCGGTGATTGGACAATATTATCAATAGCAACTACCACTCTGGAATTTTTATTCTGAGCTAAAAATTTGTGTCGAGTTCCACTTCCAAGTGAAGTTAAATTTAATACATTGGGGATTGGTCTTAATGCTTCAGAAGCAGAAGCTGCAACTCTAATTTTATTGTTGTTTAAATTTACAACATATAATGTGCTTGGGAGTTTATCCGTAGATCCTATTCCTGCAATAGTAGTTGTTGCTATTCCTATTGGATTTCCAAAGTTAGAATTATATGTTATTTTTTCTCCAGTTGAGTAAAAATGAGATGGAATTTTTATAGTATTTCTTGATAAATCTACAATGGAAGAATCGGATCCTGAAAAATATCTTTCAAAAATAGGATAACCCTTGTGAGTTAAATTAAATGTTCTTACTTGGTCAACCTCAGTGCCACTGTAAGAACCATATTGAGAACTCACATCTAGATTACCTACCTGATATGATTCTATATTGTTACCTTCAAGTCCAAGTAAATTGGCGTATACTTTTACTTGGACCTGAATGTTTGGTAAAGGTGTAAATAAAAGTTGTGTTGTAGATCCAATTCCAGATACTGACGCACCAATTGTACCAAGACCGGCAAAAGTTTGAACATTTCCATATTCTGTTATTAGGGGTTCTGAAGTTACATCATCAACTATCAAAATAACTTCTGAAAAAGCATGACGATTATTTGTAATATCAGAAACTTGAACCAGGCAATATGCACAATCATGTTCCGATGTAAAACTTAAAATTGTTGATTCAGTTGGTGTTGGAGAACTTGATATAGAAACACTATTTGCTCTTATTTCTCCATATTCTAATTCAATAGTTCCAATTCCAGATGAATTTGTATCACCCAAAGAAACATTGGTGGTGTTTATGTAAAAAGAATTGCCAATAGAGACATTGGGTATAAAGTCTATATTTAAATTTCCGCCGGAAATATAAGGATAATATGTCCCATATCCTGTGGATGAATATGAAGTTCTTGTATTTGTTCTCAATTCCCCATAATCTATAAAATCTATATTGGTTCCATCATGAACTACATTTATTTCATTAAATTGATAATTTAAACTATCCCTGTATATCTGAACTAAAATTTTAGCTGAAGTGTATGTGGTTGCCAAACTGACAACATTTATTGTAGAGGCAGAAGAAATTATGCTATTTGTATCTATTGTAACAATTGAACCAATTGTTGTTGTTCCAACTCCAGTAAAAGCATCGTCTAAATTATATGATAATAATGCAACGTCATAGTTATTAATGGTATATCTTGTAGGATAGAAACGAACGATTCCGAATGGTTGATCTATTACAAAATCAAAAGAACCCAAATCATATGCAGTTTCAACTCTTCCGTACTGATTTATGACACCATATGAACCATTATGAATAATAGATGTCAGCATCACCTGCCTTTGACCAGTAAATTTCTTATCTCTGATATATGAAAGAAACTTTAGAGACCTAGTCGTGTTAATATTAAACTTATAAACGTCAGAATATTTTTCTGGTCTTTCACCACTATTAAATTTAGAACTAATATCATCTATTAGTAAGACTCTATTTCCTCTTGCCTCATAATAATCAGTGAGTGGTTTGTTATCAAAATATATTTTATTGCTCGCAACTTTTGAGTTTATATTTAAATAATTTTCTTTTGCCAAATCAAAATCAGTTACACAATTCAAATCGCCATAACTAGTCATTTCTACTTTTACGTCAGTAGCGGTTGTATCTGTGGAAAGACCTACAAACAAATTACTAAAATCATTGTCTAGTTTAGATTCCATTTGGAAATCAGAGTATTTTCTAAACCCAACCGAGTGATTTAAAGCACTAACTGCATCACTCCAAGTATCATAATCAATTTTTGATTTTAATGAATATGAGAAATTTTGATAATATAAACTATCTTGAATTCTCTGTACATTATCGTTCAAAAATCCTGCATTAGACTCCCATCCACCCTCAACTTTAATTGAAAACTCAGTTTTGGCATAAGAATTTAAATTAGTTACTGATGATGCAGTTCCTATTGTCTTTGAAGACAATCCCTCAACAATACTATTATTTTTAAAATTATCTTTTGACGATATTTTTAAATATCTAGTAATTGGATCCCAGTTTTCAACAATTCCAAACGAGTTATTGGACCTTACAGTTTCGCCTTTTTTATATTGATCTTGTTTAATTGATGGATTAAATATTGGAAAATTTCTTTCGGCAATTATTCTTCCAGATGAATTTACTGGATCATATTTTCCGGGAGACTCTGATTCTGATAGATAACCATCTAAACTATAAGTTACTGCACTAACTCCACCCACATTTACATCTATATTTGTTATTGTAAATAGTGAATAATTATAATCTGAAGAATTAAATCCCTTAGAAGTAGAATTCACACCTACACTAATGTTTTCGATCAAAACTCTATCATTGACTCTAATTGGATATGTATTAGCATCAAAGTCGCCAATATCACTAAAAGAAAATGGTAAATAAACTTTTGCTTCTTTAGTGGATTGATTATATGTAATGTCAGTTATTCCTATGCCGTTTGAGTTTTGTGTGGGGATTATGGTTGGGATAGAATCGGTTAAACCATTAGCATTTAATTTAATAGTTACTAGGTTATCGCCAAGGTTGTAGTTTAAATCTGATGGTATTACTTTTTTAGTTTTTCCATCCAAAACTACAAGTTTTGGTGCCGTTGTATATCCTCTTCCCTGAGAAGATATTCCAATATTATCAATGGAAAACAAATTATCGATTTTTATATTTTTGGGGAATGATGTATATGGTCTTAAAGTTTTATCTGAGGTAAAATCAAAACCACCATCTACTATTTTTATTTTTTTAATTTTACCTATTGTATTGCTCTCTGCATTTAATATACATCCATTACCACTTAAAGAACTCACTGAAGTTATTGCAGGTAATGAATAATAATTTGTTCCTTTATTTGTAATTTTTATATTGGAAATTGGACCTATAGCTGATAATGAGTTTGTGGTATATGTTAAATCTGATGATAATGTGGATGTAGTTGAAATTCCAGATGTATATGATTGAACTTCTGGTTCACTTGGAAGAAAATATTCGAAAGAATTTGGTGTAGAAACTCTTATTTTATATGTGCCATTATAAATGCTATTTTTTATTCTAAGTTGATTATATGAATTAACAATAACATCTCTTACAATTTCTTTCTTCTGTTCGGGTAAGAAAAGACCAGTAGAATCTAATGGAACTAAATCGTAGTACAAAGTACTTTGTAAAAATTCATCAATTTTTAGTGTTAATGTGGCACCAGAAGTTCCAACTTTTCCTGTTCTTTGGACATTGAAACTATTATCTTTTTGGTCAGAATCAAAGACTTTTTCGAATTGTCCGTCAGAATATATTTCGAAATTAAAAGCCGAATATGTTTTGGAATTATTGGTGTATGAAAGTGAAGAATCGGATAAATCAAATATTACAATAGAATTTCTATAAAGATCTATTGGTGGGTTTATTGGGGATATAGTGCCATTTGAAGCACTTGTAATATCAATAGTGTTTGGTCTTTCAATAGTAGAATCATAATAAGAATTTGAAAGTTTAATAATATCTTTATTAATTGAAACGACATAATACATTCCATTATTGACTAATCCTCCTGAAGGAGAGATGGAAGTATGAATCACTCGTTGCCCATTAATATATCCATGATTTGAAATAGTAATTGTGTTATTTGATGTGCTTACATTTGCTCCAATAAAATCCCTTGGATTTACTATAATCCTTCTATTGGAATCATTATATTTTATAGTAATAGTTGTAGAGGATGCACTCACCGCCACATCAACTATATCATCTACTGTTAATCCATGAGTCTGTGCAGTAGAGACTGTGACAACATGTTTTGATAAATCACCAGTAACTTCTGGATAATTTGTTTTAAAACTGTGATAAGTTCCTGTGCCTATTCCAGTAAAAAATAACAATCCAATATTTTTTGTAGACGTTGTTATGCCAGTGAAGAATCCGGTGCTTCCTAAACCAACTTGTACTGTAGAAATGCCAATTAAATCCTCATTTATTTTTGCAACGTATAATGACGAACTGTTGGATAAAGTTGTAGTTCCTATTCCTGTAGATGAAACAACAATAGGACTTCCACTATTAACCTCATAAGTTAACAAATCTCCTGTGGTTAATCCATGTTCTGGTAAATAAATTGTTCTGAGTGGTATGAATACTTGTGTTGAACCAGTCCCTGGATTAGAAAAATAAATCGTTGTTCCTATACCAACTTTACTATTAGTTCCTATACCCAAAGATTCCTTTGGATTAAAATAAATCTGTTTATTTTTTAAATATGAACTATAATTTGTTATATCATTTTCTTTGGGAACGTTTAAGAATAACTTTCTCGAATCCTCATATAAGAGCGTAGTAATACTATGAGATAATCCAATAGTTCCATCAACTTCTCTCAAGATTCTTAATCTTGAAGATTTTTTATCAATGTTTAGAATTTTTATTTTTTCACTATCAATTCTAAAAATATCATTTTCTCTTATATTTGGAAAATCTAAGTTCCCCCTAACTGATATGTAAGTAACTATTCCGGTTATATTTGCAGAAGCAATTCCTACCGTTGTAGTTCCCAAACCAACTAAAACTAATCTATTCGTTGTAACTCTTGATGTATAATTGCCTTTAATTATGTTTGAAGTAGTATTTAATCCAGATATTGCGACTAAATCATAATCTGCAATATTGTGGGGGGAATTATTGTATAAAATATACTCTCCTTTTTTATTTGATGGGTATATTGAAACATCGTAGAAATAAGTACTTGCAGTACTTACTGTAGAAATCGATTTTCCAGCCAATCCCGAAACAACTGCAGATGCAGAACTTCCAAAAGTTCTAGATTTCCCATCAAAATCTATATTATTAAATATCAATTTGTCATTTACTTTATAACTATCTCCACCAGTAGATATTCCAATACTATCGATTGAACCGGGAGAAACTCCGACAACATCTATAGATTGATTTAAATTATTGGGTAAAGTTACATATTCATATCTTGAATTAGTTTTTGTTAGGTTATAGGCATAAGTATTTCTAACCCAATCATTCTGATTAAGATCTATAGAATCTTGATTGGATTTTTTCTTGAAATTAAAATCATTTGGTTTTGAATTATATGAATTACCTATTAAATACGGGAATTTTGGTCTATAATAACTCTTAAATGGTCCTGATGAATCTACGGACAGTTCCTCAAACGTTGAAAAATAAGCATAAGTGCCATTTGGAAACTCGGGAGTTATGCAAAATCTTCCGTTATTTTCGTCCAATACTGCTTCATCATTTGATTTTTGATATTTAAAATCTTCAATGAAAAAACCAGATGGGAAATAATTTGTAGATGGTCTATTTTGATCTAAAATCAATTTATATCCACTTTTTATTTGGGAGACAACTCCACCGGATTTTTTAGAATAACCGTATGGTCCATAAATTGGATGCCCATCATAAGACCATCCAATAACTGGAGAATGATCTTTTGATTTTATTTCTTTGTTTCTAGAAAATTTTAAATCTGGATTTGAAAATAAAATTTTTCCTGATTGATCCCTAGAATATAAAACTTGTCTTAATTTTCTTGGGGCATATAAATGGCAATATTCAAGTTCATATTCTGAATTTAACCCAGGACTTAAGCAACCATCATCTTCTGTAAATATACCTAGGTATTTTGCAAATAAATTTACAGTCCAATTTTTAATTTTGGAAGTAAATTTAGCACCACTTCCCGGATGAGAAGCAATTATCCTTGTATTGTCTGCAGAATATCCAGCACCAGGTTCAATAACTTTAACGTCGATAATTTGATTATTTAAAACTACTGGAGACAATACCGCACCAGTTCCATCCCCAACTACGATTAAATCTGGAGAACATGTATAATTTTGTCCTACAGAATTAATAAGAACTTTTTGTATACGTCCATTTGAAACTATTAAATCAAATTCTGAACCAGAACCGGATAAAATACTAAATGATGGATGTCTTTCTATATTAAAGACTTCTTCAACTCCATATGAAGAACCTTTTAATTCTAAATGGAATGATGTAATTTCTCCTCTAAAAATAGGATCAATTCTTGCTTTGTAGTTTGAGGATAATCCAACAGATCCTACTATTTCAACTTCAATGTTTGGATAGTTGAATACGTGAACATTAGAATTTCTTGAAGTTAAATTTATAAATTGACCTGTTTTATAAAAATAATCTTGTGTATAACTACCAGTTCCTATCTCACAGAGTCTAAATTGATTATCGTCTATTCTTAATACATAATAATTTCTATTTTTTACCAGTCCACCAATAACCGTTCCTGTTGTGGTGTAGTTTATTATTTCTCCAGAAAGAAAACCGTGATTTTCTATTGTTATTATATCTGAAGAAATGTTGATACCAGAATATGAAACAGTTCTTTTTTTATTTTGATATCCACTTCCAGAATTTTCTACACTTATAGAAGACAAAATTCTTTTTTTATTTACAGATTCAAACTCATGATTTCCTATACCAAAATCACTCAGGGATATTGTGTTTATTCCGGAAATAGAATCTCCTAATGTCTTATGTAGTTTTATTTTTGTTGTGGAAACTGTGGAAATATAATACTTAGAATCTGTGGATAGTCCTCCAACTGCTTTATTGGAGTTGGTTTTGTATATTACTTCTTCTCCTTTTCTAAATTTATGATAGGTAGAAAATCCGATAGTGGAAATAGTGCTACCAATTCCAACTAAACCGGAACCTTTTTCTGCATTAAATGTTGATTTGTGTGTAATTAATTTAGTATTGCATTTGGCTACTGCACCAATTCCATTGCCACCTGTAATTTGTACAATAGGGTCTTCCAAATAATCAAAACCCGTATCCAATATGCGAATTTCTTTTAAAGATCCTGAAACCGAACAGTGTCCAGTAGCTCCACTTCCTACAGAATCTGAGATTATTAATTTGGGTGGATTTATTACATCATAATCAGATCCTCCAGAAACTACATCAATTTTTTCTATAGGTCCAAAAATAATTTTATCTTTTGATTTATAATTTAAAATTTCTGTACCATTAATTAAAATTCCAGTAAATCCGGGAATTGTTTTTTCTTTTTTTTCTGATATAACTGGGTTGGAAATTTCTCTTAATAATTTTTGTGATTTTATCTCCTTCCCTTTAAATTCTGCAAACTCTATTTTATTGCCATTAATTACAACGTCATTTTCGGGGGATACATACTTCTCATACAAGATATCCGACTTACTTTTTGACAGTTTAATATTATTTTTATCGATTCTTTTAATAAAATAAATTCCTTCATCAAACAGAGAGGATGCTATTGTCTCAAAATAACTTATATTTCCATCAATATCAGTAGTTTGTATTGTTTCTTTTTCTGGCGTGTAATAAACGCAGTCTCCCGTATAAAATCCATGATCGGTGGAAGAAGTTAATTTAAAGATTGTGGATCCAACTTCGTAAGATCCGGAAAAAGAAATAGTTCTATTGCTTAAATTTAAAGCACTATTTGGATAATATGGAACAGATGGAGAAGCGATTAATATATCATTGTTTTTATTTGTATAAACATTTTGAATATCAGTTGATGTTTCTCCAATATATGAATATTTTGACGAATTTCCTTTTAAAATATTCCTCTTTATTCTGTACAAACTTTCTGATAAAAATCCTTGCCCCTTGACAATAATGGTTTTATCCGAAGTTACATCGATTATAATGGATTGCTTCGTATTACCTAAGTTATCAATAATTTGCAATGCATCACCAACCTTTAAAGTGTGACTATCCTTTAAAGTTAGTGAATAAGTATTATCAAAATTATCGAATATACTATAAGACTCTACATCATAAGTGATTGGTAAATTGAATACCCATGAATTTAATCTTGCATCTCCGTCTTCAAAACCAAGTGTTTTTATTTTTATAGTGTCTTCTGCACTAAACAAAATATTATCATCCGGAATATCCAAATCATTCAAACTAGAAACAATTCTTACTCTAATTTCCTCACCATCTTCTGTATTAGCATATGCATAAGTGTTAACAGAAATTATAGAATTGTCTAAAATATTTTTTGCAATATTAGTGCAGTCAATAAACTGAGTTAAATTTTTAGAATTGTATGAAATTACTCCCTGAGTACCATCTTCATAATTTACTAAAAATTCTCCCTTATTTGGAAAACCTACGGTAGAATCTACATCTATTGCGGTAGATTGTGTATTGTAATTCCCAATAACCCTGGTTTTAGGATGTACTGAAAAATTTCCATAGGTGGAACCATTATATATGAGATCCCTATTATATCCACCATCAATTTTTAACTTATAAAATATTTTTCCATCAACAGCAACTATCTCTTCAAGAGGCTCAGTTATAGTGCCATAAGATTTTGAAATATTTAAATATTCATCTTGAAATAACGTTAGATTACTAATCTTTTCTATGGGACCGGATATCTTTTCTACAATAAAATCATTTGTTATTTTATACTGGGCATCTGATGGTCTGAATAGAAAATCTTTTGGACGTACTACTTCAACATCTTCTCCATATAGAGACCTAAATAAAATTTCAAAAGATTGATCTGTACCTTTACTTCTATAAAAATCTTTTATTTGTTTAATAATAGTAGCTTCATTTGCCTTTTCAACAAAACTTCTATTTTCAAATCCAGGCGTTAATTGGTATTTTAATTTGAGTAAAAATTCCTTTAAAAATAAAGAACTTAAATTATAAATTTTTGTGCCGGATTTGTGAGAAGATGCTTCTGATTTTTTGAAAATTAATTCATCGGAAGGACGAAGCCTATAAGTAGAAGCTATTCCAACATTTACATTTTTATGTGATATTGTGCCACTAAATCCTCTATGGCATTTTTCAAATCCGGTTAAAGTTTTGGTTTCATATAAAATTAATTCATCATCTATTGATATTAACCCATAACTATCTGGAAAATCAATTTGATTTTGCTCAAAATTTAAAAAGTCTACTGATATATTTTCATCTATAATAGAAATATCGGATTGTAGAAGAACATAATCTACCAATTCTGTGGTACTATCTACTTTCACATACCTATCAATGTTCTGTATTAAATCTGCAGGTCCACCCGGAAATTCCTGAGACAAATAATACTGCTTAAGAAATTCTGCAACAAGAGGATAATCTTCTTTCACATATTGTGGAAGTTGATTATTTACAATGTCTTTGATTTGAATTCTTTTTTCTGTCATTTTATTATGATCTTACTAGATTTCCGTTGTTATAACTTGATGATGTAATGTATTTTGATGCTGAAGGATCTAGTCCTGATGAAATGTCATCAACAACCATATCAAAAGTACTGTTATTAATATCTAGTTGCAAATAAAGGTCCTGTTTTCCCACAACATCATTTGATTTTGGAATAGCGGATATTTCAATAATACTTTGACCATCTTTTATTTTTCCTGATAAAATATTAATAGGATTAAGTGTCAATATGCCGTTCACGTAATCAATGTTTCCAACACTTCTTCTTAAAATTGTAGGAGAAGTTGAATTTATGGAGTCTACAGTGAATAAAAATAGAGAACCTGTATTTCTGTCTGCATTGGGAACATCTCCCACGTAAACAGTTTGAGTCAATCCATCGATTTTAAATCCAGATGTTTTGATATTATAACCATTTGTATTTTTTATATGGAATTCATTTCCAAATCCAATTTGATACTCGGCATAAGTATTTAAAGATACTCTCAAATCTCTTCTCATCTGAAGCGTTGTTATATTTGAAGTAACTGATTCGTGACTATCATCTATTATCTTTAAAAATTTACTATATTTAAATCTTGCTCCGTATCGATTTAACTCCGTAGACTCTGAATATTTCAGTGCATTTTGTTGAACAATACTCGATACATATTCAGAAGATGGTGATAAGTTTGTATTATAATAGACTTTAGAGTTTACCTCCAGATAAAGGTACTTAAGATCTAGTATTTCGGGAACTATGCCCGCCACTATATATTTTTTTAGTTTTAACTTAATATTATCTTTTATTAGATTTGGAATAACCTCACCAAATCTTGGTTTAATGCTTATAAAAACCTTTCCATATTGCGGTGGTATTAAATCTTCGCCACCAAAAACCGATATAGATTCAGTTTCTTTATAAATTTTGGAAGGAATTAAAGTTTCAAAATCATTTGCTGTAACAGCTCTATTTTGAGAGGCATATATTCTAGGTGCATACTTTTTTATTGATTCCACTGATTCTATGTTTTCACCGCCAGACGCAGGTAAAATAGTGGTTATCAAAGAAATTCCTGTCGATACAGTATATTCTATGGAATTTCTAGTATATGTTAACTTTCCGGAAAAAGTAAACTGAGAAACTCCATTTGCACCATCGCCGTTGGAAGTAATGCAATTAGTGATTACATAGTTCCCCTCATCAAGTTTTTTTCCAAATACACCATCACCAAAAATAATTTCATATCTTTCATCTTCTATTTCTTGCAAAAAATATACCCTAGAATCTTTATCAACATCAAAAAGACTATCTTGAAAGGTATATTTCTGAACTATTGACGATTGCTCATTATTTTTGACACTTACTGATATTAAATCCGTATCTATTCCTGGATTTGGTAAAATGTACCTTTGATTTGGATTTCTAGAAGAATATGTAAAGTTATTCGTTAAAACAATACCTTCATAAACATTTATATTATCAAATGTTGCAATTCCATTAAAAACTGGAACTGTAATATCATCCAATATTGAAAAAACAAAGGATTGGTTGCCAAAAGATCCCGATGATGCTGCTACAATACCTTTCTTTAAGGTGAGGGATGACAACTTTGGAAAAATATTCGATGTATCAACAAAAAAACTTATTGTTGCTGATGCAGATTTTTTAGATCTTGGTACGTAACCAATATTTCTAGCAAGGGCAACTACATTTTCTCTGAGGGTTGCACTATCTATAAAAACCTCATTTGCAACCATATTTGCATTATATGAGGTTATGTAGGTATTATATGCCAAAACATCAAGAATTGACGAAAGGTTTGAACCTTCGAAATCATAATCAGTAAAATTAGAATTCGCTTTTAAATAATCTTTGAGTGTTGTTTTAATCTGGTCGAAATCCAGATTTGAAAAATTTACTAATGGCATTTACCTAGTAGGTTGCAATACAAATTGTAATTGTTGTGGAACAACGTCCACTCCTATGATTTCATATATGATTATTACGTCAAAAGAACCGTTATCATAATCTGGATAAATTTTAACATCAATTAGTCTAACCCTCGGTTCATAGTTTATTATTGATTGTCTAATTTCATCGGAAATAATAGATGCAGAAATTTCATCAACATTTTCAAAAAGAACCCTTGAAATACTGGATCCAAAGTTTTCGTTAAAAAACTTTTCTCCAGGAAGAGTAAATACGATGTTTTTAATAGAGCGAGCAATAGCAGTCTCATTTTTTAGTGCAATAAGATCACTGTTCAGGGGATTAGACTGAAAAGTCATACTAATGTCTTTAAAACCCTGACTTACCCTCTCTAAAGGCATGAATTATGTTAGAACTAAACTTATTTATTCACAATTTTTTAATTCATAAAGTGGTTCTGTACCATATTCCCAGTCATCATAGTCTTCATCATTGCGAATTTTTGCATGAATTTCATTTTGATGTAAAAAATCATGTTTTTTGGGGGTCAATTCGTCATTTGCTATTTCCCTAAGCATTTTTTGTTGATTAATTTGGGACTCCCATCCATATTCACTGGACAAATATTGAGTTCCCCACTCATTTTTCATAAAATTTTGATCTTTATCGACTTTTTTAGTCATTTTTTGCTCCTGATTTGTTAAAATCAGAACTTTTTACGGGGTTGCTATCCCGAGTATCAATGTAAAAACCTTCTCTTAGGTAGTCTTCGTCTTTAACAAAGGTAAGATTTTTTATTTCATTCTCTTCTCCTCTCCAAACAGGAATTGCAACAGTATTCCCATAACGAAAGTCTGGATTTTGGCGAAAATGTACTTCTATAAGATTATTTCCTATAAATTCACAATTAATCCACTCATAGTTTCCCTTCAGATTATTTAAAATTGTTGGAAATTTAATATCTCTGTCAATTTTAGTCCATTTTTTCCATTTGTACAATGAATCATTGTCATATCTATCCCCCAAAACTACAAGTTCTGCTTTTTTGTTATTAAAATCAACACTAATATGCTCCCCATGAAATATTTCGCACCAAAATTCTGATGGATGAAAATGATCGGTGCAATAATCAATCCATTCTATACGAGAAAATCGTCCCATACCAAGTAAATTAATACTTGGTCGGACGATATAATAGTCTTGAGATGGTACAGGAGTCCCTACAGGACCACACAGATGCCCTAGAGAGTGTGCTAGAAAGAGTTTATTATATACCCATAGATCATCCTTATGAATAGAATTCCATTCATCTATTGGATCTGTGTAGTACATGGATTATCTCTATGGAGAGTATAATTTTTTTGAATACGAATATCGGAATTTTTAAATGTCCAACATTCTCCATTACTATCTAGAAAAACAACCCATTCCAAATCGTGCTCTTGAGAACGATCAATACAAAAAAAAGCCCAACCATTACCTTTGGGAGTAATGACTGGGATTTGTGGATTTAATTGGAGCATTTATTTTCCTTGTCCGCGATACTTTTTCTTGCGTCCATTACGAGAGGTTGCACTGAGAAGTGTTCGAGGAGAACGTCCTTGACGAGTCTTCTTTGGTGCTCCTGCTTCAAATACAGTTTTATTACTTCCACCTTTAGCCATCGTTAATTTCCTCCAGTTCAATTAAATTAGGATCAACATCTTCATCCGAGTAAAAACGCTCAGCGAAGTCTTGAAGAACCTCACCACATTCTTCTGTAGTGAGGTTCATATAAATCTTACGTCCTTTATAAAGTACGTTGTAGTTCATCAGATAATACGAGTTTTCTCATGACCAACTCTAATACGAGGATCGCACCAAATCTCAAACCCCTCCTCTTTTGCATCAAGACAGAATGAAACATCTTCACCACACATGTCTTGAACATTCCCAGATTCAAATTGCTGCATCTTTGGAGCAAACCAAGGGTATTCAAGATTCTCAAATACTCCTTTCTTAATCAGAACCCATCCAAAACCTGTGTAGTCTACAGTAAATGGCTTACGACGCTTTGAGATACTTTCTACAGTTTCATGATTCATGACTCCACCATTTTTGCGGAAATCATCTTCTTCCAACCAATGTGCGACAGAAGTTGTGTGACCATCTTCAGTTGCATACCATCCCGCAACGATTTCTTTTTCTTCTTCCTCAGCAGGTAAAGCCAAATCACAAAGTTGCCAGAATTTGGTAGAATCAAAGACAATATCCGAGTCAATCCAAAGTTGATAGTCATATTCTAGTTTACCGTCCCAAGGAATTTGTTTCGGTCCACGAAGAACATTTGCTCCCAAACACTTGCAACGTGCAAAGTTAACCATGGATGAGTAATCTTGTGAAATCTGAATACTCATTCCATTTTGAACCATGTCAAAACAAAGTTGTACAAATGCCTTCAGAAAAATAAATGAACATCCCCTTCCAGGAAGACAGAATACAATTGATTTTCCTCGCATTCTTTCTTTAATTGCATCAATGTCCCATTCTTGTTCTTTGGGTTTTGGTGCAGTAGCTTTAATAGTAAATCCTTTTGCCATAGTTAAAAAATAACCTTCAATATCAATTTTAACAGTCTATATATGAACTTGTCAATGAGAAGAATTTAGAATTGTTTCTTTGCTCACAATCAATTCCTCATAAGACAAATCATCTACAGTATAATCGGTTTTCATTAATCCAACCATATTTTTTAGAGTGTTCCAAGTAGTCTTAAATTCTTCCTCTCTGATTGAATGGAATAAGCACCTATCCTTTGCATATATGTGATATATCTTGCTAGTCATAAAAAAATTTCTCCGGAATTTTTTCTTTCTATTTCATTTTGTTACTGCATTATATATCACAACCATACAAAATCCTAGTGCTACAAAAAAAGGGCGTGGATAACGAATCATCCATCCCGCTAGTACTACTTTCCAAAAATTCCAATATGGGCGTCTTCGAGTATATCGGAGTGGATTCATTGGTTATTTCTTCCCCCCCTTCTTCAAGGTTCTTTTATCTGGGCGAGACTTACCACCCTTATGAATCCATTTTACACCCATTTTTTATCCCCGGAAAATTTTTATGAGAGTGTTATATAGGTCGAAAAAGACATACAGTGTAGGTTAGGGTAGTTTGGGTTTTTTATAACCGCAACGCCGCCGCAACGATATAAACGACCGCGATAAAACGCTGCCGAATCACTGTTATCACCAAGTATAACACTGCTGCCCCCCAGTGTCAACCAGAGGGCACACAGTGAGTTACATCAGAACGCGATATCCTCCAGAGTGGGAATACCCAGAACAGACTCAATCATGGGCGACTCGATATAATCAAAGTTGCTCACATTATCAGAGGCAAGAGTATCCAGAATGGACATAATCTCAGTGCCAGTGTTACCTTGAGCCAACATCGAAAGCATCACGGACTTGGACATAATCAGGAAGAAGTGTGTTAGTTAGTGTGTGAACAGTGAGTGTCTTTTTAGAGGCAGCATCTCATTCCCATTTGTGTTACTTAGAAGTCAAACACATCGCTATTCAGTTGGATGACATTTACCTTCGGGTCAGTATACTTCACACCATCAGGAGTAGAGTATCCCACACCGATCTCATTTACGAAGGTTTGATAATCACCACACTCAGCAGCAAGGTGATAAAGACCCTCATCATTGTTGATCCAGAGAGCAACATTCCAGGTCTCGTAATTCTCCCAACCGTTATAGGTGGTGTCGAGAACGTTGGACTGATAAGTGATAGTCATTGTGTGTTCAGTGAGTGTTAGTTAAGAGGTGAAATCAGAAGGAAAGGAGTGCAGAATCCATCTCTGCTTCAGTGATAAGGTCCTGATGAACTTGAGTGTTCAGAGTATACATCAGTTCGCAGAACTCAGTATAACGCTTCGGTGCAAAGTTACGCAGGAAGAAGATTTTACGAGGCATCGGATTCTTCATCGTGTAACCAAAAGTGTGGACTTGATTGATGACTTTGTTCAGCATTGTGTGAGAGTTTGGCATGCTTGGTGGAGCGGTGTGCCCCTTATACTACTGAGACACTTTCGACGATCCAAGTTGCTAGCACCAACCAGTAAGCATCAGAAACTGTGGTGCCCTTATGTCACTCTATAGACTGCAAACGTTCTATGAACTCGTTCAGGTAATCTGTCGGGTCGTGACCTAACTCAGCGATGCGATTTAACTCCTCCAAAACTATACTGAAGTGCCTTGGATATGGCACGCGAATCCTGTCAGTTTTGCCCAGAAATGTGTAGTTCTTAGGTCTCATAGTTTTGTCCCAAAATACCCCACTTTATGTATAAGTTTTGGGACAAAACTATAACACCTTATATTGTATAAAATGCTACCAAATCACCATCGGTCGGGTGTACTTAGGTCTTCAACATACGCGGAAACCTTCTCTGCTGGTTCCAACTGAAAGACTTTCTCCCAGTCGATATTGTGAGGGTCGAAGTCACTCAAGACCTCCAATTCCAAAGTGACCCTATAACGCTGCTTCTGCCCTTGAAGATATGCAACCGACATAAGTGTTCTCCGTGGTGTTATGGAACTACTATAAGATGTCTGAGGGTCAATGTCAAGACCTTGGGGGTATTTATGCGAGTCTGGGGATACTTTTGTGCGGGGATTGTGGGGATTTTGTGACCCCGGAGTTGACAAAAGTGCGGTCCTTATGTTATGCTCGGTTAGAAGACAAGACCTCGGAGCATTTAAATGACTCATAAGTATCAGGTCATGGATACATTAAAAGAACATAAAGAGCTCTCTAATTGATACGAACTCATATCATCATCACTCCTTTGTTAATGATAAGTATCGTTATTTACATCACTCATATACATTTAAAAACACATTTAATTAATAAAAAAACACTTTTTAACATTATTTTAACATAAAAGCATAAAAAAAGACCCCGTAGATGAGGTCTCTATACTATACTAATCAAGTGCAAGTCTGTAACGAGCATAATCCTCTGCATCGCTACGTTTACGGAATCGTGCTTCTTCTCCTTCAAATCGCAGTGGTAAGTATCGATATTTCTTTCCTTCCTTCGTCATTACAATTCGGGAGAATAGGTGCAATGAGTAACTACCATCCTCGGTTCTTTCTTCCTCTTTCTTTACAATGAAAGGACGAACTTTGTTATCGTTGAATGATGCTTTGGAGAGTAACATTTTTCTACTTAACAGTCAAAGGGAACACACTTACAGTCACATAGAGTAACTCATCATCATCACTATCTTCATCCTTTAGAAGGCGAAGTTCATCAACAATCTTTTCTGCATCTTGTTGATTTGCATAAAGAGAGTATAACTGTTCTTGATCATAATAGTCATTACCAAGAGTGTAAACACCGTAAACAATGTTAGTCATTTGGGAAAGTTTCAGTTTACAAGTTCAGCAGGACTACCACAAGAGAGATAGAATTGAATCATCCTTTGTGCCTCATCTAATGTAGGAAATGATTGCGTTCTCCATTGTTGTTGATAAGGAGTGAAATAACGAATCGTGAACATCAGAACTTCTCCATCCATTGTTGAATCTTTTGCAGTGCAGTTTCTTGTTCATTACACTTACACTTGCGGAACTTGGTTGTATTCAAACCTTTTGAAATCAGTTCCAGTTTGCCATCAGCAAGACAGAAGATTCCATATCGTGAGTTATGGAAAATGTTGTTAATCCACTTGTCTTGAGTATCAGCACTCACCTTAAAAAAGATTGAAGTGTGATTACCAAGAGTGCTATTGTCGATGTGGAGATAAGGGAAAGGCATTTGGGAAGTGCTCATACTATAGGGACAATTTGGACGATCCAAGTTGTGATTAGGAACCGCCGTAAACATAATCAACTATACCAGCAGGATAATCTACGTTGTCGATAACAGTGAACGTTGCATACTGATCGAACTCATTAGCATAGTATTCGCTGAACTCTTTGATAAACAATTCGCGGCATTGTTCTTTAGACTCAGCAGCAATGACTACCATACCAGAGGTATAATCAGACAGAACGTTGTTGATGATAAACAGTTTCATTTTGGTTTCGGTATTGCTCATACTATAGGGACACTTTGGACGATCCAAGTTTCAATCAACTTTCTTGAGAGTGAAGAATGTCAATCATTTGCTGATGAAACTTATCTGCTTCACGAATCACATTTGCTGCTTCAGATACATCACCAATCTCATACTTTGTCATATCCAGAGCACTAATCACAGTATCCAGAAGTTCAGTTAGTGCTTCGATCTTTTGTGCATCAGTCATTACAGATTCTCCCAAAGTGCATTAGCAATAATATCACCAGCACCAGCGATATTATCTCTTACAATCAAACGAAGAGTTTCTGCACCTTGAGTATGTTTGTGCATCTCTTGAATGTTAATTTTGGTTCGAGGATCGTTGGCAGATTGTACGATCATTTCAGCAATGGATTGAATCATTTCAGTATTCATAACTCAGTTAAGAACCATACCTTCAGTGAATGGAATTGTGTTGCCATTATCTACAACAAACCATTCAAAGTCACGTTGAAAGATACGGGCATCATTTCCGTGAACTTTCAGAATAGAATTGAGACGAGACTTAGTGGTGTTTGTTTTATATCCACAGTTGTAAAGTTCAACGAAGGTATCACCAATCGTTGCGATATGATGACCGTGAAGCATTACATAAGAGGCATCACGTTCGGGAGAATAGATGACTTCAGTGTTCTCTTTTTTCCAGTCTTTGCAATCACAGATTGCTTTATTCATTTGGGATTCGATGATTCGCATGGTAGGAAGTTCAGTGGTGAGTGGTGCTTATACTATAGGGACACTTTGGACGATCCAAGTTTCTAACAGCAAAGAGATTTCATAAAGAACCACTCATACTCTCCGTCTTCTGGATCTACTCCATCAACAACAAACTCGGAGTAAAGTGCATTTGCATTGGCAATATCATTCTGATTGATAAAATACTCGCAGCGAATCATAAAGTTAGAAGACATCGAATCAATTAGAGTTTGCTTCATTGTTGTGGTGAAATGATGTCTGCTACGGTGTGCAGTGTGCTAGAGGTGATGTTGCGAACTCCAGGTGAGAGTATAAACGCAACAATGAAAATCAAGAGAATAGTCTTCACTTTCTCAGGTGACTTGAATGTTAGACTTTTGCGTGACATTCAGTCGAAACGTGAAGAAGTCCAACCATCAGTAAAACCTTCATAATGCCTCACAGATTTGGCAATTCCATCTACATCAAAGGCAAATTGTACCATCTGATTGTCATCATAGATGCTGTACTGAGTGATAGTAACAGGAGCATAATTGCCTTGATTATCCCATGCTCCACGCTCAGATTGCGATTCGATGATGGTATAAACTTTGTTTGTATCAGGTGAAGTGAAGGAAGTCATTTGCATTTGGGAAGCAGTCATACTATAGGGACACTTTGGACGATCCAAGTTACTGATGCTTATCAGTCAGAGACCGTTGATATAATCAGCAAGAGCATCTTTGTACTCTGCTTCAGTCTCAAAGATGCGACCGTAAATGTTACGCGGATAGGTTACATTTACTCTTCCAGCATCAGCAACCATCTGGCAGTCTGCTTCATCATAACCCATCTCAATTAGGGTTTGAACGTAAGGGTTTTTGTTTGTCATTTCAGTGTAATTTAGTGGTAAAACAGTTAGTGTGAATCAGTTGCCGAAAAATGCATCAAACTCATCTGCAATCTGATCGATCAATTCATCAGTTGCGTTGAGGTCAAAGAGACAGCAAACAAAGTCTACACAGTCATTCAAGTCAGTGTGATTGTTGCACATAAACTCCAAAAGTGTAGGAGTGATGTCGGTTTGAAAGTCGATTTGATTGGTGTTCATACTATAGGGACACTTTGGACGATCCAAGTTAGTGTTCAGAACAGGTTGCGTCCGAATTGTCCACACAAATAGAATGCCATTCCCTTATCCTTAAGTGTCACACCTGCAAAGGTCAGAGGTACATAGCAACCATTGGTTTTAGATGCTTTTGTGCGAATCTGCAGCAATCCGTTAGGTCCAGTGATGGTAGAAAGTTGTTTACCAGCATCAAAAAGTGTGCGGATGCTGTTACAAATGAAATCGTAATCCTCACGCAGTTCCTGATAATGTTCAGGGTGAGTTTCCTCATTCAGAATAGCAGAACCCACATAATCGTTGGAACGTGTGAATCCAACATACACAGTTTGTTGTAGTTTCTGTCCAACCTTACTCTCATCAAATGACACAGAATCTTCGATGATTTCAGATAGACAATGCTTCAATTGTGTGGCAGCAATAGTCTCACCAACTGTGAAGGTCTTAATCTCACCATCCTCCAGATCTTTGAGGTCAGATGAGTTAGGAACTCCCAGAGCAGTTTCTAACAGTTGCCCGCGAGCACCTTTGTTCTTTCCTGGTTTCTCATATGCACTGAAATCAGTTACTTTCAGTTTGGCAGATACCTGCAGAGTGGTAAGTTTTGGCATTGTGGTTAAGTCTTACACTATAGGGACAATTTGGACGATCCAAGTTTCAATCATCCAGCAATTCGGGATTGTATTCTCTAACCTCTTCAATCAGTTCCTCATCAGTATATGGCATAAGATTGTCTTTCAAAGTATCATAAACGAAACACTCCATTGTCTTCATATCCATCCCATCTAGGATTTGCTGAGCATAATCAGCGATGAGTTGTTCGCGGTTGAAT